CCCTAACCTGCCTTCGGGTGCAGCAGGAGCAGTAGCAGGTGTAGTGCCTGTTGGGGGAGTAACAGGAGCAGTAGCAGGTGTAGTGCCTGTTGGGGGAGTAACAGGAGCAGTAGCAGGTGTAGTGCCTGTTGGGGGAGTAACAGGAGCAGTAGCAGGTGTAGTGCCTGTTGGGGGAGTAACAGGAGCAGTAGCAGGTGTAGGTTGTGGTGCTTTATATCCGCCTGCTCTTTGAACATTCCGTTGTGCAACATTGGCAACTCTACCTGCTTGCTGATTATATACATCTTTAGCACCTGCCCATGCGCCTTTAGCACCTCCAACAACATTTGCAGCACCTTTTGCTGCTGAACCTAGAGCCCCGGCTAGGCTTAACTCATCTATTTGTTGAGATTCAACGATTAATTCATTTATACGCATAACAGGAAAGTCCTAAAAGTATTTCTTTTATTTATAATGAGCTGACGCTCATTTGCTTCTTCGTAATCGCTAACGCTCTTACTTGAAGCAATGTTTCGTCAAAGACGAGAATAATATTATCTAGATTAATCGGTCACACTTAGCCCAGACTAGGGCTAAGAAAAAACTGCATTATCTGAGTAGCACAGTCACATAGTGTTAGAACTACAAGCATTTCTGCTAGCGTAGGCGGTTGACCGATACCTACTCATTCTGTCTTAACAACGGCGGCTTACAAATATACACTATCATATTTGTAAAGCGTGGAGTTTCTGTTATTACTCCATCCTTGGGCCTATTTTTTAACTCTATTCAAACAATCAAACCGCAGGCATTTTGCGATCGTGGTCCGGTTAGGATACTGATTGAGTGCTCACTTCAGCGGTGAGTCTTCGGATCCCTGCGATGTTAGTCCAGGTTTCTACTGTTCGGCACACGATATTAGCCTGTGCGAGCTTTAACTGAATTAAGTTGCCTTAAAGTTTGGATTTAATGTGTGAGCCATGTACACGGACTTGTATGTGTCCGTTATAGTATTCATCGGATTCTAATACTTTGCGGTCGAATTGTTCGCGGGCCTCAACGTAAGATGTTTCTGCTTTAGATTTACAGTAATATAATATTTCGCGGGAGAAGTTTTCTTTGCCTAGGGTGTCTATGTCTTTTGTCAGCTCAACACTGGAGCCGTAATATTCTTGCCAGTCGCTATCTATTTTGCTTCTGATCTTCTTTTTCTTTTTTGTGCCGTTCTTTAACTTTACAGTCTTGTAGGTCGTTTTACTAAATTTTGCTAATTTTTTGCCAATATACTTGCGACCCGAGACTGTATTGGTAATGCAATATACAAAACCAATACAGTCATCGGGTAGCTCTTCAACTACTGAACCTTGATAAGTCCAGTTAGTCAATTATTTTGCTGCCTTGGCTTCTTTGCGAGCGTTCTTTTCTGCTGTAATTTCATTGCGTCTTGCTTTTACTAGCTTACTTAACTCTCCAAGAGCCTTGCGACTGCGAGTTCCGGCTGCACTATTGCCGCCCGTAAATTTTGCATCCTCTGCTAGAAATTCTGCAAATTGTGCTTGTAATTGTTCATTGGTTGTTGTCATTTTTATTTCCTTTTGGTTTCGGTCCCCGTTTTTTAGGGATTGCTTTGAGTCTTGCTTTCTCTGCCTTTGCATTTTTTAGCTCTGCTCTTTTATTTTCCATACTTTCTTTGCAAACTTTTTGTCCCTGACGTTTCATCTCGTTTGCAATGTTAGCAATGGCTCTTAGGTGCCTCCTAGTATCCCAGCCTGAATCTCTGCCTACATATTTGATAAATTTCAAATGTGTATTATGCAGTCCCACAAGCTCAGCTACTAGCTGTGAATACAGTTCCTTATATTTGTTTATCTCTTCATTCGACATAATCTACATCGTTTGAGTAAGAAGTAAAACCGTTCTCTTTAACAACTCTGAGTACGTTATTAACACGACCTACTAATTCGTCCTTATGACTTATTAAGTATATATTCTTATTGCGTTCCCGTGCCATCTTTTTTAGGACCGCAAGTCCTGCTTCAACGCCTGCTGCATCCATACCTGCATCCATAAGTTCATCGACAAATAGTAAGTTAATATTCTGATACAGTCCTTCCCATACATCACGGAATGCAAAGCTCATAGAAAGAATTAATCGATTGCGCTCACCTCTAGATAAGTTGTCAAAGTCTAGATCCTGCCCTAGCTGAGTAATCTCAATAGTAAGATCATTTAAGAATACAACCTTATGAGGCAACCCTAACTTGTCAATATAGTAAGTCAGCCTCTTGTTTAAGTAGGTTAAATTCTGATCAATAATCTTCTTACGAACAAAACTGTCCTTGTTTGTTAGCAATTTGTAAAGGAATTCTTGATGATCTCTGACCTTAGCAAGAGCATTTACTTGATCCCAATTGATTTCTTGAATCGCAGTGTTCTTTAAGTCTTCAATTTGCTCTTCATAAGGATTAGCTTCGTCGATCTTTTGTGTCAATGTACGCTCTAAGCTGGCAAGATTGTTTTTATGACCTAGTGCTTCTGCTTCTGTATCATAATATGTGTTGGGCCTATGCGGTTGCTCACCAATTCCTATCTCTTCTACAATTTTAGTGTAGTCAGCACTTACTTTATCAAAGTAAGTTTGTGCATCTAATAGGTTGTTAGCAGCAGTTGCTAGCATTTCGTCATGCTTGTGATCATGTAGATCCTGTTCACAAGCGGGGCACTTCTTATCATCGAGTGATTTAATCTCTTTGATGTATTTGTTTAAAGCACGTTCTGCTTGAATTACTGCTGACTCTAGAGTAGCACGTTGTTTGTTAAGACTGCGAATACGAGCATCCTCCTCGTCCCATGCTTTTAATGCAACATGAGCGGCTAGTTCTGCTTCTATATCAACTGATTCTAGATTAACAATGGCTTTACCTAGCCCTTCTATTTCAGTTTCTTTCTTAGATTCCCAGGCACTGCTCTTGAGTTGTAGGCTGTTAATGCTCTTTTGAACGTTTTCGTTAGCACTCTTAATACCTTCAATTTTAAACTGTGCAGCAGTGATGCTGTCTTTAGTTTCTTTAATCAATAGCTTTAGTGCTTCTGCCTTTTCACTCAGTTGTGTGATGCCCAGTAACTGTTCGATAACTTCTCGTTGTTCAGCCGCCTTCATACTTAAGAAGGGTTCTGTGTAGGTATTGAGTGCAACTAGGTGTTTGAACATAGTATGAGACATTGCCAGCATCTGCTCAATGCTCTTCTGCGTCTCGCGACTGTCACCTTGTGCTTCATCTTCGTCTTTGCTCTTTAATTCTTGGTCATTGACGAACAATTTCAGTACATTAGGCTTACGACCTCGTTCAATACGATACTTGACACTAGATTTTTCAAACTCAACAGTAACCAACATGCCCTTGCCGTTAGTCTTGTTGATTAAGTTCTCTTTCTTAATGTTGGTCAGTGCTTGCCCGTACAGTGCGTAGCTCAATGCATTAACAATAGTAGTCTTGCCTGTACCGTTTCTTGATCCAGTATCGTCACCGCCTAGATCCTGATTTGAACCTAGTACAAGAGTTAAGTGTTCTTTATCGAAATCAACTGCTTGAGTCTGGTTGCCCACACTCATAAAATTTTTAACGGTTATATTTTTTAACTTAAATGTCATAGATTATTATAGATGTCCAACAGGACTTTTTTATCAAACTGTTCTGATTCGATATTGATCAGCTGTTCGGAAACAATTTGATCGACACTTTCAAACTTTGTGTCAGGATTGTCTTCATAAGTTCCTTCAAGATTAATTTTATCTTGTATAAGACTAATTTCTCTAATGTCGTAATCATTAGTAAAAGTCTCCTTGATAAAGTTAGCCTCTTCAAAGCTGATATCGATGTCTAAATTGACCTTTAGATGCATCTTTGACTGCATAATCGTGTCTTTTTTATCGATTAGGTCGCTTAGTTTAACATGTCTATACTTAGGGCAGTTGTCCCAGTTAATGTATTGGGGCTCACTGCCCCAATCCATAATCATCATGCCTCGCTCGTCGTCCCACGAGTCTGCAAAGTTATGTGGGAAAGCATTTCCAATGTAGTGGATCTTACCTCGGTTCTGTCTCTTGTGGAAATGCCCACTGAATACATAGTCTTGGTGTGTAAAGTGATTAGCCTGTAACTCACCGTGATCAGGCATCTGTACCATGGCGTTCATGTAGAACAAGGGCAATTCAAAGTGCCCAAACATGTATTTGCTCTTAACTTGACTGATAGTTTTCCACTCATCACCTACAAGCCAAGGGACTAAGGTAACATCGCCTATAGTGGTCACACCTTCAACGACAGTTACTCCGGGAATATGTTTTCCAAATGCGCTGCTATGGATGTCACGCTTGTCTTTGTAGAACAGATCATGATTGCCCGGAAACCAAAAGAATTGCTCAAAAGCAGCACCTAGTTTTTCCAAGCATCGGATACTGGTATCCAGCGTGATCAAGTTGAGACTGTTTCGATTATGCGACCAGTCACCTAAAAATATTCCAGTATCGCAACCTTGTTTTTTAGCGTTTTCAATATACCAATCTACAAATTCTTCGCAATCTCTTAAATGGGTGCCACTGTTAGATTTAAGTCCAAAATGAATATCAGTGAAGCAGGCTACCTTTTTAAAAAGGTTCATATTATTGTTCTCCTAACTAACAGTGTATAGATCTGTTTAAGCAAAGTCAAACATCAGTTTCTTCAGATTCGTCCTCGATAGGATCTTCTTCGCTCTTGGGCATCCTAAAGTTTTTATACAATTCTGCTTGCCGCGCATTTTCTTCTGCGTATTCTTGTTGATTCTGTCTAGTTAAACTAGGAGTTAGTCCGTGTGACTCTAACATGTCGTCTCTAATATTTTGATTTTTCTTTTCGATATTGAGCACACGAGTAAAGCTGTTGGTCACTGCGGCTGTATAGTAAGCAAATGGATTTTCAGATTTTGATTCATCAAACTGTAATCCAATTTGACTTAGCTGTAGTACCGCTTGCCCGCGCATTTCTTCAACGTAGGTATAACCGCGCCAATTGCTACGTTGTGCATAACGTTCGCTTAGTTTGATAAACATTTTACCGAGATTTTCAGTAATACGTCCGTGGTCCTTGCTAAATTTACCAGTGTCAATTGGACCTTTCCAGTGACTCTTGCCTACGCAAATTAATTCGTTATTGTCGTCAAATTTCCAATGTTGAAAAGGAGGAAAATTAACTTTGTCGTGGCTATCGGCAGTTGTTTTGGTTGTCTTCTTACGACCTGGTGCAAGTGGAATATGATCAAACGTCATGATCCTAAATACTACATCCGTCTTAGCAATAGTGGTATAGTCCGGAGTACATTCGATAAGTCTAGTTTTCTTGTCTCCTGCTAATCTAGCAGCAGCAAATGCCGCAATTCCGATCCTTTTTGCCTGTGCCCTTTTTGCGTCTGCAATTGTTCTAATATTAATTTTGTCTAAATTAGTCAATATTATATCGTGCTGACTATATTCAGGTTTGTTAAAACTTGAAAACGAACATTTACTCTTGTGTATTTCTGCTAGTAAATCTCTATTATTTAGGTATTTTACTTTTCTTCCTGTGGGAATTAAACTTACGGTCATTATTGTTATTGTCCTTTAATGACATTGTAGCAGGGTGGAAATGGCAATGTCAACCATTATAAGAGCGTTTTATTTATTGGTTAAATACACTATAGGAAAATAACATGGCTCTCTCATATACCGAATACCAAATGGCTCAGCAGGACTTGATGACTTTGCAAAGCAGAGAAGCAAGCCAACAGATCTCTATTATACAGGCATATAAGGAACGAGATGCTGCTCTTGCAGCAGGAGATCAAGCTGCGGCTGATAGAGCAATTGCAAAAGCAGCCACCCGAGAAGAAAATTTAGAATTTACTAGGCAAGACATTGCTAAAACTCAAGCTACAATTAATGAATTCAATGGAACTCCTACAGTTAAACCGGCATCAACGGTTGCAACTGAACAGAAGTATGCTAATCCAGCAAACATTGTGAGTAACAGTGGTCCTGTAGAAGACGATAGCGAAGCACCTAAAGTTACAATGGATCCTCTAGGAGAGAGATCAGTTCCAGGAGTACCGCCTGGCGCAGAGAAAGTTAGTCAGCAAAAAGCACAGGTTATTTTTCAAGACGCAAATGGAAATTCAGAGCCGGAAGATATGCGTGTTCGAATCTTAGTACCTCCAAAGTACATAACACCTGAATTATCTGGACCTAATGATGAATTGGCCAAAGCAGGCGGGATTATTTTTCCATATACACCTACTATCAGCTTTGATGCAAAGTCTGATTATGCAGCCTCGCAGCCACTACACTCTAACTTTGCAATAAATTTTTATCAACGTAGTAGTATAGGTTCTATATCTATTTCTGGAAAATTTTCAGTAGCTAGTGCAGACGATGCAGACATATACATTTGTACAATGCACCTTTTAAAATCTCTTACACGGATGCGAAGCGGAGGTTTGGGCGGAGACCCTGACAGTGGAGCACCACCTCCGGTGTGTAGATTATATGGTCATGGTGATATGATGCTTAGTAATGTACCTGTGGCAATTAGTAATTTTCGACTAGAGCTACCTGATAATGTAGATTATTTTACGTTAAAGTCTAAAATTTTTGGAACAACTGCGGTTCCGACCTTATCTACTTTTTCTATAACTTGCATACCAATGTACAGCAGAGCAGAAATGTTACGATTCTCTGTAACAGACTACAATAGCAATTTCAATAAAAAGGGGTATATCTAAATGACAGTTTATAGTAAATCGAGCCCGTATTACAACACTGAAATTGTAAACAATTATCTTGATGTTATTAATTTTAGAGACATTCCAAAAGAACGAGATGATATTTTGTTTGAAGTCACTGCTACTTATGAACATCGTCCAGATTTGTTAGCCTATGATTTATACAAAGATCATAAGTTATGGTGGGTATTTGCAGTAAGAAATAGATCAGTTATTAAAGATCCTGTATATGATTTAATTACCGGTGTTAAAATATACCTACCTAAAGCATCTACACTACAAAGAGTATTGAGTTAATATGAACGAACGGCAAATGGATGCGGTGCTTCGAAAGAATTACCCTTTTACGGATTCTTCTAAAGCAGATAATGATGCTAAATTAAAAATTAAAAGTTTAGGGCAGGCTAATGCCTTGAATTCTTATAGGTCAGTAACTTATAATTTCACATTAGCTGCACTTAAAAAGAACTATTTAGATGATCCTACTGCATACAGAACTAGTGAATTAGATTTAATTATCTTAAAGTCTGGCGGAAAAGGAAATGCTACTCTAACAACCAGTGGTGGTGCAAATACTGACGGGATATATAAACAGGCTCGGTCTGATTTTGCAGCTAGTGATCCTAGAAGATCAGATTTAACGCCCGAACAAAAGAATGTACCATTGCGCGATTATGGCGGAGAATTAATAAACGGATTTAACACTGAGAGTCCTGGTCGATTTGACATGTTTATTGAAAACGTTGAAGTTGATACGTTGATGTCTTTTACTGAGTCGAGCGGCGCAACATTACCTACACAGATTAAGTTTGAAGTTATCGAACCTTACAGTGTTAATGGTTTTATCGAAGCCCTGCATGTCTCGGCAATTGCAGCAGGTTATCCTACTTACTTAGAAGCTAGCTTTGTTTTAAAAATGGAATTTTGGGGATACCCTGATAACGATCTTACTTCTTTTAAGGATCCTGAAAAGATTGAAAAGACAGAAAGATTTTTTCCTATTGGATTAACCGGAATAGAAGTAGATATAAGTGAGAAAGGTACTCGATATCGATGCACTGCGGTTCCGTACAATGAGCGTGCGTTTGGAGAACCAAATGTAATTAAAAAGCCAATTAAAATGTCAGGTTTAACAATTAAAGAAATTTTAACTGACTTAATTAAAAATGTTAACGAACAAGTTAAGACATCTAACAAGGAAGGAAAAGTAGTTTCTCTTGGGAACAAGCATAATACATATGCTATTAAATTTCCTTCTCGAGATGACACAGTTGGCTGGAAAGACACTCCTGAAAATAATATTGCTAGTTCGAAATTAGTAGAAATTCTAAAAGATAATGTGCTATATAAGATGGCCGATCCTGCTACTACTGAAAAAGCCACTGCTTATAAGAAAGACGGCAAAGCTCAGCCTAGCGCGAATCAACAAGCTAAAGAACCAGAAGCAATCAAATATACTCCGGGAAAGACTGTTGTTCAATTTTCAGAAAATATGAATATTCACGATGCAATTACATCAGTAATTCGAGACAGTGAATATTGTAGAAACATTTTAAAAGATGTAAAAAAGAACATTGACGAATTTGGAATGATAGACTATTTCATGGTGAGGATTGAAACTAAAAATCTAAATGAAATGGACGAAACTACTAAGAAGCCTTTTCAGAATTTTACGTTTATTGTAAGTCCTTATAAATTGCACTACACAAGAATTCCTACCTATGGTCAAGAACAAATAGATGATACGCGATTGACAAAACTTTGCAATCGAGAATACAACTACATGTATACTGGTAATAATATCGATATAACAAGTTTTAAATTAAATTTTAATCATCTATATTTTGAAGCTGTTCCATCTTCGTTTGGAAATCAAGATACTCCGTCGGCAAAGACCGGTGCCGGACCAAACAACGGAGCAGCACCTAAGCAATCTGCAACTCCTACAGAAGTAGTTGAAAAACAGCAAGTTCCTACTTCTCCCACAAAAGTAGAACCAACACCGGTGCAATCTAATATTTCTAATGCCGGCCAACCACCTAACGATGCCTACAGTGTATTAGCAAGAAAGATGCACGATGCAATTGTTGATTCTAAAGCTAGCATGATTACCGGAGACATGGAGATTTTAGGAGACCCGTTTTATATAGCAACAGGGGGCGTGGGAAATTTTAACCCTAAACCAGACGGAAGAGGAAAAACAATAACAGGTGAAGTTGATCACCTAACTGGTGAAGTATTAATAAGAATAAATTTTAGAAATCCTATAGATATAAATTCAGCTACCGGCATGATGGACTTTAGTCCTAAACTTGTACCGTTCAGTGGAGTGTATAGGATTATTAAAGCAACTAGTACATTTAAGAACGGTGAATTTAAACAACGATTAGAAATTTTAAGATTGCCTGGACAAATTTTAGATCTAAATGCTCAGGAAAGTGATCCTGCTGATAGAGTCATAACGGTACCTAACTCACTTAATCGTGTTTCCCCAGATACAACTAGAGCATTTAATCCTAGTCAAAGATTGGACTCTTCAACTGCATTGGAACAACTCAATCGAGGTCTTCCTAGTCCAGGATTACCAGGAGCACTAAGTAATTTTACAGCAGCTACAGGCGGTCTAGGCGGACAAGCTGGTGCATTGCTTATGCAGAATCCTGGGCGAGTTTTAAAAACAGGAGCATTAGCAGCGGGCTCATCTGTTATTGGACAAGCCCTTCCTACTGATATATCTTCTAACATTAGGTTAAATTCTTCTGGACTTGCTAACATAAATCAAACAGGGTTAGGTTCAGCTGCTCTAATTGCTGTTGCGACAAACGTATTGACAGGAAACATTCCTGCCAAACGAGCAGTTACTACCGTTGCAGGGACGATTGCAGGAGCTGCTTTAGTAAATGCACTTAAAAAACCTAATGTTGGATCGGGCATAGGTGAAGGTGCAACTAATGTTCTGTCTAAAGCAGTAACTGATTCTCCTACTGCACAGGATATTAAATTTGGTACCACTATTAATCCATCTAAAATTGCATCAGACACGGTTAATAGTGTAGTTGGCGCAACTAAAGAATTAGGTACCGCTGCAATAGGTGCAGTTAATAGCTTAGGAAAAGAAGTATCAGGTTTTGTTAAAGGTGTCGGAGAAAAAATATCTTCGTTCAACAGCAGCCCTGCTGATCCCAAAGCTATCGGAGCTCAGGTTGGCTTAGACGTTTCTAAGCTATCCGGGTTGTCTCCTGATTTTCAAAGTAAAGCATTAAATCAGATTGCAAGTTTTAGCAAAAATTTACCTCCGGATGTTAATCTTAACCAAGCTGCTAGTGCTGGGGTAGTTTTGGATTACCTATCACCAAGCAAAATTAAAAATATTCCTCCGACTGCACCGTACTCTACTGCGCCTGCTGCACCAGTTGATGTAGCATACCTGACTCAAGTTGCTGCAAAAGGAGGAGCAACTGCGGTTGCAAATCTCTATGGAGTTACTAGTATTAAAGATCTGTCTGGAAATTTAGTACCAAGTGATGTGCTCTCTTCAACATTGAAAAGTCTTCCGCCCGGTCAAGTTAATCCTTTTGCAAATTTATCAGGACAATTTAATGCAATTGATGCAAACGTATTAAAAGACAAATTTGGTACAGCTGGTTCTCAGCTTTCTCAATTAACAGGTAAAGTTCCTGTATTAGATAAGAATATTGCAGGAGCAGTATCTTCTAAGTATGGAAGTTCCGCTGGTCCGAGTCCGTTGGATAAATTAGTTAACAATTTGGGGGATCCGAACGCTCCTCCCTATACTGGCAACGACCCTATAGTTAGGGCAAGACTAGGTTTGCCGCCAGCCACTGTTTAGGATTATATCATATGGCATTTGAAACAAGAAAACGATCAGTACTCCCATCTCCTGGACCATTTCTTGCGGAAGTAACTAACCATCTAGACCCAACTTACATGGGCAGTTTAGAAGTTGCATTAATGAAAGGTATTGCTAATTCTACAAAAACTCAAGGCGAGACTTATGTAGTTCGATACCTAAGTCCGTTTGCAGGAAATACTTCAATTCGTCACGAAGGTACGAACAGTAGTTCTTTCAACGATGTACAAAAGAGTTACGGATTTTGGGCAATTCCTCCCGATGTCGGTACAACAGTTATGGTCATTTTTATTGATGGTGATCCTAATCAGGGATACTGGATGGGATGCGTTAGCGATTCGTTTCAAAATCATATGATACCTGGTATCGCGGCTAGTAAGCAAGTAGCAGTAACGGAAGAACAGAGAAGAAAATACGGCACTGATTATCTGCCAGTTGCGGAGTTTCATAAGGGGTCTAAAAAATTAGACTCTCCCAACGTCGATCGATATGCAAAACCAGTACATCCATTTGCTGACAGACTAGTTCAACAAGGTCTGCTCCTCGACACAGTTCGAGGAGTCACGTCGAGCGGTGCAAGACGAGAAGTCCCTAGTCAAGTGTTTGGTATCAGTACCCCTGGACCTCTTGATGACAGTCCTGGCGCAAAGCGAGGAAAATTGGGATACGAGGAGAATGCTCGAGCACCTGTGAGCCGATTAGGCGGTAGCACATTTGTAATGGACGACGGTGATGTAAATGGCCAGAACGAATTAGTAAGACTTCGTACTAGGACAGGTCATCAGATCCTAATGCACAACAGTCAAGATCTTATCTATATTGCTAATAGTAAAGGCACAGCTTGGATTGAGATGACAAGCAACGGCAAGATTGATATCTATGCAGCAGATAGTGTTAGTATCCACAGCGAACAAGATTTTAACTTCCGTGCAGACCGTGATATTAACTTTGAAGCAGGAAGAAACATTCATGTTCGAGCAGGAAAGAACATGGAAACAAATATTACAGGGTACAATTATCTTACTGTTGATCAAGATCAGAAAATTTTTGTACGTGGCACACATGACGAAACTATAGGAGGAGTAACAAAAGTAAGTGTTGCTAATACCTATCATTTAAATGTGTCAAATGATATTAAACAGTCAGCAGGTGCAACTATAAACTTTGCATCTGAAGGAAATATTAATTTAGGAACTGCCTCACAAATAAACTTAGGTGCAAATGGAAATGTATTAGTATCTGGTGCAGCAATACATCTAAACGGGCCTGCCGCGCTTGCACCTTCAGCTGCTGAAAATGCAGAACAACCACCTGATTTACCTTTGTTCAGCTTACCTGATAAGCAAGTGTCCTACGGTTGGAGTGACGGTAAATTTTATAATACCGGTACTATTAAGACAATCATGCAACGTGTGCCAACACATGAACCTTGGCCACAACATGAGAATGTTAATCCTACAAAATTTAGCGCACAGGCTACTGATGTGACTCTTGCAAATGCTCCAGGCTCTGCTCGCACCGCTGCAGGAGTTCCGCCAAACGAAGCTGCCGGAACACAGGAACCTGCAAATCAAGAAGAAGTAGTTGCAGGTACATGTAGTCCAGAGTATGCTAAAGATGTTAATGCAAGCTCGGCAGCTCCGGGCATTGCTGCATTAAAAGCAGCTTGTGCCAAATACGGATTAACAAGTCCCTATGCCGTTGCTGCCTTGTTAGGTATTGCTGGTGGCGAATGCCGCTGGAAGTTAGTAGAAGAAGGATTTAAATATTCAGCAGACAGATTGTTGCAAGTTTTCCCTAGCGTATTCAAAGGGGATAAAGAACTTGCCAACAAGTATGCAGGCAACCCTAATAACAGCTTGCCAGAATTGCTGTACGGTTATAATACTCCTAAAGGAAAAGGTCTAGGAAATACACAACCCGGAGACGGTAGTAAGTATATTGGCCGAGGCTATATTCAATTAACTGGTCGGGGTAACTATGCCAAGTATGGGCAAATGGTTGGCAAAGACCTGTTAGGTAATCCAGATTTATTGTCAGACCCTGCTACTGCGGCAGAAGTTAGTGTTAAGTATCTTCTTGATAGATGTAAGGTTGCACAGACTGACGCGGCCTACTTTGAAGCGGCTTGCAAGTCTATCGGATTTAACACACCTGATATTAAAGCTAAGAAAAAAGGATATTATGAATGTTTCTTAGGCCAGCTACAGGGTAAAACTGTAAGTACTGGATCGGGCGGAATTTTATCAGACAGCAGCGGTAACCCTGTAAAAACTGGTTCTTAAGCGTGTAATAAATACATCATGCCATATAAGAATCTAGAAATCAATGTTTCAAATTATAATAGTCAGCACACTAATGTACTGACTCATTATTACAGAGGATTTAGCACTGTTAATCCAGATAACACTAGTGCCAAGTTATACGATTTTGATATAATCAAACAGAACATCCTTAATCATTTTAACACCCGCAAAGGGCAGCGAGTAATGAATCCTAACTTTGGGACTATTATCTGGGATGTCCTAATGGAACCATTGACGCCACAAATTAAATTAGCATTAACTAAAGATATTGAAGAAATTTGTAATTTTGATCCCAGAGTATATCCTACACAGATAAACATCAATGAATACGAAAGAGGATTCCTAATTGATGTAGCATTGTCTTTAAAAGACACGGATCAATCTTCAACACTTCGTTTAGCATTCGATCAAAAAGTTGGATTAGTGCTGCAATAATATACGCAGTTAATTTTTTCAATAAATATGGTATAAACATAAAATTATGATACCTTCAACCAATACCCAATTACTAGTCGGCGAAGACTGGAAAAAGATTTATCAATCTTTTCGAAATGCTGACTTCAAAAGTTACGACTTTGAAACATTAAAAAGAACAATGATTGCGTACCTTCAGGAAAACTATCCTGAAGACTTTAACGATTTTATTGATAGCAGTGAATATATTGCTCTTATTGATATCATTGCGTATCTGGGACAAAATTTAAGTTTTCGTGTCGATCTTAATGCTCGTGAGAATTTTTTAGAAACTGCACAACGTCGTGATAGCATCCTTCGATTGGCACAATTAATTAGTTACCGACCAAGACGCAACACGCCAGCAAACGGGCTTTTAAAAGTTACTGCAATATCAACCACAGACAGTGTAATTGATTCTAATGGTGTTAATCTAGCAAATACTACCATTGCATGGAATGATTCTACGAATCCAAATTGGTATCAACAATTTATTAATATTATGAATTCTGCTATGAGTTCAGCATTTGGAATACCTGCTGCTAGGACTACAATTAGCGGAGTATTAACTGAGCAATACAATTTCAATAGTGTAACAGCAGATGTTCCATTGTTTAATTACAATAAAAGTATTGACGGTATTAACATGGGCTTTGAAGTAGCACCTTGTACCTTTGAAGGTAAAGATGTTATATACGAAGCGCCACCGAAGCCTGCTAGAAATTTTAGTATCGTTTATAAAAATGATAATCAAGGATCTGGAAGTGCTGAAACAGGATTCTTCACTCTGTTCAAGCAAGGCGCTATTAGCATGGTGCAATTCTCGTTAGATAATCCAGTACCTAACGAAATTGTTGGTATTAACACTCCGGAGATTAATGACACCGATGTGTGGCTATGGCAGTTGGATAAGAACGGTAACTTTTCGACCTTATGGACAGATGTTCCTTCTGTAACTGGAAATAATAACGTTATCTACAATAGTCTGAATAAAAATTTAAGAACGATATATGCAGTTACTCCTAGAGAAGACGACCAGATTGATTTAAATTTTGCTGATGGAGTATTTGGAGATTTGCCAAAAGGTAACTTCAGATTATTTTATAGACAAAGCAATGGAAAGAATTATGTAATTAAGCCTGAACAAATGAGTGGTATTGTAATTCAGATTCCATATACTAATTCTTCTAATCAAGAACACACGCTACAATTAACGTTAAGCCTACAATATACAGTTAGCAACAGTTCTGGTCCTGAAACTAACGCTAGTATTCAGCAAAAAGCACCACAAACATACTATACACAAAATAGGATGATTACAGGTGAAGATTACAATATTGCACCGTTAAATGCTGGTGCAGACATTCTTAAAATTAAAAGCATTAACAGATCTAGTAGTGGTCTAAGTAAGTATTTTGATATTTCAGATGTTACTGGTAGTTATAGTAAAACTAACATTTTTGCAAACGACGGAATATTGTATCAGGAAGATGTTGAAGAATACTTCGAGTTTGAATTTACTAGCAGGAATCAAGTACTTGCGGTTATTAAAAATAAACTTGCACCGGTAGTTCTATCAAATTCAGTAAAGTCGTTTTATATTGACAAATATAGCAAACCTGATCTTACATCGATGTCTCTAACATGGAACGAAGTCAATAAGACTCCCGGTCAGAGCAGGGGATATTTTTCTAGTACTTCGGGTGTTATGCCAGTTGGACCGTATTCGGAGCACAATTTACGATATGTAGCCCCCGGTGCCCTTGTTAAATTTAATCCTACTTCTGGAAAATATTTTGACAAAAATAACAACTTAGTACCAATACAATCTTCTGGTGTTATACCAGACGGTGGAAAGGATTACCTATGGGCCATGGTATATCAGGTTATTGGAGATGGAGGAAATGGTGGTAGTGGTGCCCTTGATGATGGGACAGGACCGATTATCTTTGCTGCTACAGTACCTCAAGGTGCGGTTGCAGTTGAAGTAGTTCCTGCATATGTACATTCATTGCCGTACTCGATTGAGAACGAGATTGCTAATCTCTGTATGAGTCAAAGAAATTTTGGTCTAACTGTATCTGCAGATTTTAGAAATTGGGATTTAATTTTAAATTCTAATTTAGATTTAACTAGCGCCTTTAGCCTCGATAACCAAGGTAACGTAGAAGATGCAGGACTTGATGCTAGTTGGGTAATTGCGTTTATTTGGACAGGAAAGAACTATAAAGTTAGATACAGGAACTTGAATTTTATTTTTGAAAGTGAATCAGAAACAGGATTCTTTATCGATTCATCAGCAGTTAATTACGATTTTACCACGAACTCAGTTATAAAAGATAAAATTGACATTTTGGCAGTTAATGCAGAGCCAGAATCTAATAGGCAGTGGTTTGTTGGAGCAGGAGCGCCTGGTGCTATTACTACTGCTACTAACGGAGATTACTATCTTAACACTACTTCTAAGGTAGTATTTAGAAGAGTATCAAACACTTGGTTACAAGGCAATAACTTCACAGGGAAGTTAGTAGCTGACCATTCTTGGCAAATTGACGGTCCCGTAATTGAATCAGACGGGTATGTTGAACCTAAAAAAATAAAAGTTAGTTTCTACGATTACAATAATACAGGACAAATACAAGACCCTGATTCATTCGCAACTGTTGTATATCCTAATTATATAGATCCTACTACAGGGTTTAGGAAGAATTTTGTTTATTTCAAAAGATCGGCAGACGGATTACGATATACTCTTACTACGGGTATAACACCATTGGCAACAGAAGCTGATTTTTTTGCTACTAAGTTTAGCACAGTTAGCGACGGCGACTTATTTTATTTTTACGATAAGTCCGTTAATGTTGTAAAATTTTGGGACAGTGCAAACAATCGTCTAACATATACTGACGAATACTTTGCTAGAGTAGGAAGATCTGGTTTGAAATTTCAATATACTCATAACAGTGGAAGCAATAGAAGGATTGATCCTAGTAAATCTAACTTTATTGATATCTATGTATTAACTACTGGGTATGATAATGATATTAGAAGCTGGTTATCGGGAAGTGCTACTACAGAACCGCTTGCTCCTACTAGTTTTAATTTAGAGCAAAACTATTTTAGTTACTTAGAACCTATTAAAGCAATTAGTGATGAAATTATTTTCCACCCTATAAAATATAAAATACTGTTTGGTAGCAAAGCACATACAAGTCTTCAGGCAAAATTTAAAGCAGTTAAAAACTCAAATAAGATTACAAGTGACAATGATTTAAAGACAAGAATATTAATTGCAATCAATGAATTTTTTGCTTTACAAAATTGGGATTTTGGGCAATCTTTCTATTTTAGTGAGTTGTCAACTTATGTTATGAATCAACTAAGTCCCGACATAACTAACTTTGTTATTACTCCTAAAAGCACTGGCAGTTTTGGCAGCTTATATGAAATAGCATGTCAGCCGAACGAAATTTTTATTAGCGGCACTGAAATTGCAGACATAGAAATAATTGATGCTATTACTGCATCACAGTTAAAAACAGCATCGTCAATCGTAACAACAACTAGCGGAACCTAACATGGCGGATATTAAAAAATCAGTTAATCTATTACCCGAGTATCTAAGAACTAGTAAGAATTCTAAATTTTTATCTAGTACAATTGATCAGCTTATTCAAACTCCGAGAGTTGAAAGAGTTGATGGGTATGTTGGATCTAAACTAACGCCTAACTATAATCCTTCTACAGATTTTTATATTAAACAAGCGTCACTATTAAGACAAAATTATAGTTTAGAACCTGCCGCCATATTCAATGATCAAGCAGGCAACGTGACTGATGTAGTGTCGTATGACGATTTAATTAACGAGCTGTCAATTCAAGGAGCAAAGACTGACAATTTAGATACTTTACTTAGATCAAAGTTCTATGCCTACGACCCATTAATTGACTGGGACAAAATAGTTAATTACACGGACTACTATTGGGTTCCGTTAGGACCCGATGCTATTATTTTATTTGATGAAAATTTAGATGTCACCGATATTATAGGTAACCAGACTTACACAATGAGTAATGGTTATCCATTGTCTAATGGAATGAAGATTGCATTTTTTGATAATACAATTCAAGCCGAATATAGGAGAAAAGAATTTATAGTAGAAGGAGTCGGTTCATCGATTAAATTACTTGATTTTTCATTGTTGAGTTCAAATGACAGAATATCTCGAGTGTTTGATGAAGAGTTCGATTCGACTATTTTTGATAGTTACCCATTTGATAGTGATAGAAAGTTTCCTATCACTCCAGATTACATCACTATTAATAGGTCAAGTAATGATTTAAACCCATGGTCGAAGTATAATAGATGGTTTCATAGAGATGTAATTCAAGCCACTGCAGAAATTAATAAAGTTCCAGTGATTTATCCGTTAGCGGCTAGAGCTCGACGACCTATTATTGAATTTAAGCCTAACATTCAGTTATTCAATTTTGGAAAAGTAGGCATCAGAGATGTCGATGTTATTGATGTGACTACTAAAGATGCCTTTAATGAAGTTGATGGCACGTATGGGTATTATGTTGATGGGGTGTTATTGCAAAAAGGACATCGTGTAATTTTTAATGCAGATTCTAATAACGATGTTAGAGGTCGCATATACGAAGTTAATTTTGATGTTACCGGCCCTGTTCCTGTACTAAGATTAGTCGTTCCTTCCGACAATCTTCCGTCTGAGCTAGATTCAGTGGGAGTAAATTTTGGTACAGATTATTACGGAACAAATTGGTTCTTTGACTCGTCGATAAATCAATGGAAATATGCACAACAACACAATGCAGTGAATCAGCCTCCGCTGTTTGATCTGTTCACGAATGACGGAATTAGTATTTCTAAGATCACAGATGCTAGTAATTTTACAGGAAATCAAATTTTTGGTTATGAGGTAGGCACCGGAGTAGTTGATGAAGTTTTAGGATTTCCATTAAAATATAAAAACAATATTAAAGTAGGAACAGGAAGTTTTCCTTTTAGAACATATTTTTTAACTGATGTTATTTCGATTATTTCTAATAATCAAAGTAGCAGTCTGTCTGCTTCTACTACCTTTTTAAAATTAAATGATTCGTTAGTTAATATTTGGGTAGAGGCAGAAGATTATCAAATTCCTATAATTGAAGTTCAGACTATATCAGAATCTACGTCTTCTCTAGTACTGACTTGTTTAGATAAACCTATTAACACTAATATTTCAGTTACTGCATCTGTTAATGATGTAATAGTTCCTGTGACAATCACTGCAACTCCATCTAGCGTTACAGTGAATACAGAAGATATTCTGCCAGCAGGCTCTACAATACAGTTAAAAATTGAAACAGATCAGTTGCCTAACAGCAACGGGTTTTATGAAAGTCCAGTGGGCCTTACAAAGAATCCACTAAATGAAATTATATCATCTATAACTCTTAGTGAGTTAGGTGATCATTTGTCTTCAATGACAGGAAAATTAACTGGATTTACAGGAAAGAATTTAAGGGATTTATCTAACTATACCAAATATGGATCTAGGCTAGTAGCTAACGCTAATCCTATTGTATTTTCACAGATATTTTTAGGAAAGAAAGAACATAATGTAATTGATGCAATTAGACAAGCAGGTACGTTCTATGATCAATTTAAGATGAACTTTCTAAGATTACTTACTACAGTGGATGATCAATTGTCCGCTGCGGATGCATTAGATGAAGTTTTAAAAACTATTAACAAAGCCAGAGATGTTAAGTCGCCGTATCAGAGATCTGATATGTTAGGTTACGGTGATGATAAAATAGTAAGAACATTTACGGTTACGAGTAGAGGCAATGTAGAGTATCCTACTGGAATTGAATTTGATTTAACTAGATTGAGTTTTAACTCTGTGTTAGTTTATCTAAACAGTGTGCAATTAATTGCCAATCGAGATTATACATTTGACTACATTAACGGTTCAGTTACACTACTGACTGCATTAAACATAGATGATGTTATTTCTATTAATTATTATCCTAACACCCTAGGAACATATATACCTCCTACTCCTAGTAAATTAGGATTGTATCCAGCATATGTACCTGAGTTATTTACAGATACTTCTTATGTAACACCTTCGTTGTCTATTAGAGGACACGACGGAAGTATTATAAAGGCATACGGTGACTACCGAGATGCGATAATTCTTGAATATGAAACTAGAGTCTATAACAATATTAAAACACAGTATCGAAAAGAAGTATTCGACATCATCGGAATTCAACCTTCGGCATTTAGAATGTCAAAGTATGATATTGATGACTTGAATAATATTCTAGTTAATGACTTTTCTAGGTGGTCTGGTATTAACAATATTGATGCATCTGCCAATACAGTTTTTGATGAAGGAAATCCTTTTACTTGGAACTATAAAGGTAGCGTCGATAATGTATTAGATTCCGTTGTATCTGGGTACTGGAGAAGTTTGTTTAAGTATTTCTATGACACTGATTGTCCCAACACCAGACCTTGGGAAATGTTAGGGTATTCTATCAGACCTGAATGGTGGATCGATACTTACGGAACCGCTCCTTATGCATCTACTAATACATTATTATGGAATGATTTAAAGAATGGATATTCGAGAGGAGAAAATGCAGTATTCTCTAAATATGTGCGTCCTGACTTATTATCAATTATTCCTGTAGATTCGACTGGTAATCTAAAGAGTCCAAACTTGTTCTTAGTGTCCCCTAACGGATACCAAGATAAAATTGCAAAATGGACATTTGGCGATCAGTCACCTGCAGAAACCGCATGGCGCAGAAGTAGTAACTGGCCTTTTGCAATTAACGCAGCCGCTGCTTTATTAGATCCTTGCGGGTACTGTTCTGCATTATATGATGTTAGTAGAACTTCTGTAAATGCACTAAATCAAATTACATATCAAACAGATGGTCTCTATTTAAATCCTAAAAATCTATTGATAGAAGGCGAGGATAATACTCAAGTTGCAGGATTCGGAACGTATCTTGTTGAAAAGGGAAAACAAAAAGATCAAAATTATGTCAATACACTACGGCAAGATTTAACAAATCTTAAAGTAAGTCTGTTTCATAAATTAGGCGGATTTGCTAGCAAGGAAAAATTGCAAATTATTATTGATTCAATTGATCCTACATCGACTAGTCCAGGGGTTGTCTTACCACCAGAAGACTATTCATTGATTTTAAACGTAAGTAACCCTATTAAGGTTGCAAGAGTTTCTGGAATTATAGTACAAAAATCAGAAGGAAAGTTTATAATCAAAGGTTACGATGTTGCTAATCCTTATTTTGAAATACTACGTCCTTTAAAAACTGCAATTTCAGGAGTAGTTAAAGTAGGAGGTGTGTCAGAGCAATTCAGCGACTGGTCTAATGTCGTTAATAACGGCAACAAAGGTCTAAGTTCAGTAGATACAACTTCTGCCAATTCAACAACTAGTCGGTATTATAAGCAAGGTCAGTTAGTAAGATATAACAGCCGATTTTATAGAGTTAAAGTAGGACACGAAGCACAATCAACATTTGATTCTTCGTTGTATCAGGCTCTTCCTGAATTGCCAATAGTTGGCGGTGCAGTTGCACAACTACCTGCAAGATATGAAACTGAAGTTACTAAAGTTCCCTATGGCACTGAAATGACATCAGTTCAAGAAGTGTATGATCTGATTGTTGGATACGGTGCATTTCTTGAAAAAGAAGGATTTGTGTTTGATGAATTTAGTACTGAGCTAAATGAAATATTAAATTGGAAATTCACAGGTAAAGAATTTTTGTACTGGACAACTCAGAACTGGGCTGATAATAGTCTAATTACATTGAGCCCTTTTGCGAATTATTTAAAATATAGTTTCCCTAATTCTGTTACTGACAACATTACTTCTAGCAAATACGAATACAGTCTGTTGAAGGCTGATGGAAAACCTTATCCTATTGAACGAGTGACAACAGATAGAGAGGATACTGTATGTACAATTAGAACAAATGATCCTAATGAAGGATTATTTTTCGCAACATTAAATTCTGTGCAAAAAGAACATGGCATGGTGTTTAATAATTTTACAATTTTTAACGACACAATTTATGACACCCCGACTGGGTATAAACAACGAAGAATTAAACTTTCTGGATTTAGAACTAAAGACTGGAACGGTGATTTGTTTAGTCCAGGGTTTGTTTTTGACAACGTCAAAATCACTGACTGGAAGTCGTACGAAAATTATTTGCCAGGTGCAGTAGTAAGATACAATGGAAAATATTATGAATCATTAGTAAGGATTACTGCCGATTCAACATTTGATTTTACTAAGTGGAGCCAGTTGGCCGATAAACCTGAATCACAACTTCTTCCAAACTTCGATTACAAAATAAATCAATTTGAAGATTTTTACAGTTTAGACATTGATAATTTTGATTACGGACAGCAACAACTAGCCCAACGCTTGACAGGATATACTCCTAGAACATATCTAAATAATATTTTTACAAACCCTATTAGTCAGTATAAATTTTATCAAGGACTGATCAAAGATAAGGGTACTAAGAATGCAGTTGATAAATTATCAAAGGCTAGTGAATTTACTAACAAAGGTGATATTACTTTTAAAGAAGAGTGGGCATTTAGAATAGGTCACTATGGAAGTTATGAAACATTTAAAGAAATTGAATTTCCTTTAACAGAAGGTTCTTCTTTAGAAAATCCTTATATAGTTAAGTTTGACAACACTAGTCCTTTCGATGCTAATCCTTTAATTAACTATGTGACTCCTGCAGATCTGTTAATAACATCAACGGACTATAATCCAGCATCTACATTTTCGTCGTATCCTAGCACTTGGTTAGATAATAACATAAAATTATCCACGGCTGGATATGTACGCCCTGATGATATAACTTCTACGGCATACAATAAAAATAGCTTATTAGACATTGCTAATAATTCCATTATAAAAAATGGAGATACCATTTGGCTCGGGTTCCAAGAAAATGGCGATTGGACAGTTTATAGGTATATTAATCAGTTAGCAAAGATTACTGGAGTATTTGTTAGTGCGCCTGGTAGTGAAATTACATTTGTATCAGACAGTCATCACGGTCTACAAATTGGAGATATTATTTCTATAGTCCGATTTAATGAACAAGTCGATGGTGTATATGTTGTTAATAATGTAACTGAATTAAATCAATTTACAGTTTCTTCGGAACTTGCAAGTATAGAAAATGCCGAACTATTAAATTACGGATCTTTATACAAGTTTGAAAATGCCAGGTACAGTAATTTAACAGAACTGTCTCAGGTCACTGATTTATTAAAATTAAATGCAGGCGACAAAGTTTGGATTGACGAAGGCCTTGCAGGCAAGTGGCAAGTATATGAGAAAGTTAAAAATTATCTCACAACGGCCATTGAGCCTGCTAACTTTCCAATGGGTCAAAAATTTGGATACACTATTTTTGCAACCGATGATAGCCTTGTAATGTTAGTGTCTTCTCCTAGTTGGAGAATCGACGGAGCATTTAGCCAAGGTCGAGTTAAAGTTTTAAATAAAGTTAATAATAAGTGGGTTAATCGATACGACTACATGTTAAACAATAGTCGAGATGTCTATTGTAGCCCAACTAGCTCAACTCAGTTCGGATATTCTCTAAACTATGATTTAAATAAAAAATTATATTTTACAGGTGCTCCTGAAGCAACATACGTTCGTGCTCCTTTGACTACTGGAACAGTTATTTTAAGTACTGGTTCCGGAGTGGCAAAAACATTCATTAACGAAGGCTTGGTTAAAATTAACAGCAGGTCTGAGGACTTTGGTATTATTAACGTTGATCTAGTATTAGTTAATCCTAATGCCGGAACCGAATTGACTGCAAATAATTCTAGATTTGGTCACTCGATATATATTGATCAGGTTGAAAAAACTTCTGCTACTACTGTCCTGGTGAGCGCCCCCGGTACCTCTACTTTTGCAGGAGTGGGATCAGTATATGCATATAGATTGACACCGGACACCGTGGATAGTATTACAACTGCAACACTTAGCGTACATCCTTCCGGATTAAGTGTTGAATCTACTTCTTCAATTGTGTTATCTAATGGATCACAATGGGGTTATAAAATTGCAGGATCTAATGACGGGTTGTTAATTGCAATTAGCGCACCTGGATATTCTACAGCTACTGGTGTAGTTCAATTATTTGATAGTAATTTGCAGCATGTGCAAACGATCCTCTCACCGTTCGGTGAAAAAGGAAAATTTGGGTACGATATTACTGTATCATCTTCAAAACAATATTTGATTATCTCTGCACCTGAAGTTAAAAGTTCAAATGTGCCATTTGGAAAAGTTGTAATATATACATTAACTGATGACGGTACATATGAGTTGTACCAAATGATTAATAATCCCTTACCCGGAGTAGATTTAAAATTTGGATATTCTATCTCGATTAGCGATGATGAATCAACTATTGCAATCGGGTCGTTAGGTAAGAGCCGTTCAAAAGAACAAGTATATGACAGTAACAGCAACATACCTAGTACTGTATTTGACAGCGGCTCGACTACATTCTTTGAATCACTACCTGATGCTGGTACAGTTTATGTCTATAATAAATTAGGAGACTATTTTGTTCAGGCAGATGAACTAAACGATGTTCTGATTGTACCGGGCAGCAGATACGGTAGTGCGGTTATTGCAACAAATGACGAAATTTTTGTAGGATCCCCTACGTCTCAAAATAATGTTGGATCTACAGAAGACCAATCTAATTTATTCATATTTGGTAAAAAAGATAAAGACTCGTTGAGTTGGAAACTGTTAAGAGAGCAAACAGATACTACTGAAATATCTAATATAACTCGAGTCGCATTAATTGACACGTTAAATGAGGAAGTAATTGATTACTTAGATGTAATCGATCCACTGAAGGGTAAGATTGCCGGCATTGCAGAACAAGAATTAAAATTTAAAGCAGCATTTGATCCTGCAGTATATTCTATTGGTTTAGCAGGTGTAATAGTTAATACTACTATTAACTGGATGGACGAACACGTAGGGGAACTATGGTGGGATCTAAGCACAGCCAAGTACATGTGGTATGAGCAAGGTGATGAAATTTATAGAAAAAATAACTGGGGTCGAATGTTCCCTGGTGCAAGTATTGATGTCTATGAATGGGTTAAATCGGATCTATTACCGAATGAATGGGCTGCACAAGCCGATACTACTGAAGGACTAGTGAATAGTATAAGCGGACAGCCAAAGTACCCTGACAATAGTGTTATTTCTGTTAAGCAATTGTTTAACAACGTAACCGGCTCATTTGAAAATGTATATTATTACTGGGTAAAGAATAAAGTTACCTTGCCAGCAGCAAAAAATAGAAGATTGAGCGGATCTCAAGTTACAAGTTACATTGCTGATCCTGTAGCATCGGGGTTAAAGTTCATTGAAGTACTATCTACTAATGCCGTTGCATTTGCTAACGTTCAGCCTTCTTTAATTAGTGACAGAATTAACGCAAACATTGCCATTGACTTAAATTCAGTTGTGCCCAAGCACACTGAGTGGTTGCTGTTAAATGAAGGTGATCATACTAGTGTTCCTAATACTCTGTTAGAGAAAAAACTATTTGATAGTTTAATTGGTCAAGATTCACTTGGTAACGCAGTACCAGCAGACGAGCTCACTTCGAGGAATAGGTACGGCATTGGTATCCGCCCTCAGCAGACCTTATTTAAAGATCGGCTTGGTGCTCTAAGAAATGCACTAACTTTTGTAAATTCTGTCCTAGCATCTAATCAAATTGTTGGCATATATTCTTTTGAAACGCTCAACAAGAGAGAAGAAATTCCTAATTTACAATTGTATGAGTATGATTTAATTGTCGAAGACTTGGACGTACTTCAGGAAATTTCTACAATAAATTATGTCAGAGCCGAAGTAACCTGTCATGCATTGAATGGAAAATTAAGAAATATAGTTATTGATAATCCTGGATTTGGTTATCTTATCGCTCCTAAGCTGACAATACTTTCTTCAAGCCGAACACCTGCTGAAGTAGTTACTGAAATAGATGCACAGGGCAGAGTAATCTCTGCTAGCATTGTATCAGCTGGGGCCGGGTATGATGATGGAATATTATCATCATTAATCCGTCCGCATTCTGCTATTGTTGAAGTTAATAACTTAGCAGGTAATCGTTGGACTAAACACAGTTTTGATTATGATTTGAAAGCATGGACTACTGCACAAACGCAGAAATATAACACGCCACTTTATTGGTCAAAGATTGACTGGGTAAGTAAAGATTACGATTCTTACAGGCTAGTTGCATACACGATATCTGATTTATTTGAATTAGGATCTTTGTCATCTGTTGAGGCAGGTGAGTATGTAAAAGTTAAAAATATCGGTGATGGCAACTACGCAATACTTAAAAAAGTAGAAGACGGCGGAAATTACATTCCGTCTTATGATATTATATATCGTGAGCAAGGTACTATTCAGATATCTGACTTATTATGGAATTATAATTCTGGAAAAGTGGCATATGATGCTGCAACAATTGAAGAAACACTATATGATCAAATTCCTAGTCAAGAATTGCTGTACATATTAACTGCTTTAAAGAATGATATCTTTGTAAATAATTTAAAAGTAAATTGGAATTTATTTTTCTTCAATGCAGTAAAATATGCCCTAACGGAACAGAAATTATTAGACTGGGCATTCAAAACATCGTTCATTAATGTAAAAAATAAAATAGGCACATTAAATCAGCGTTCTGTTTATAACTTAAACAACGAGCAATATTTTGAACAGTACATTAATGAGATTAAACCATATCATACAAAAATAAGAAGTTATACATCTGCCTACGACAAAACTGAGCAAGCCGATGTATATACTACCGATTTTGACTTGCCCTCTTATTACAATACCTTAACTGATACGCTTGATGTGGTTCAGTTAGGAGATTCATTAATATCTACTGCACCGTGGAAATCTTGGAATGAGAATTACAAGTTGTACGTCGGTGCGATCGAAGTTGGATATACTGGATCAGGTTATACTCAGCGTCCAACTGTTACTATTACAACTATACCAGGAGATACAGGAACAGGTGCCGCGGCTGAGGCCTATATTAGAAATGGATCAGTATATAAAGTTCTTGTGACTAATCCAGGAAGTGGATACACTATGCCGCCTACAGTTACTATTACAGGCGGTGGCCAAGTTACTGATGTTGCTAGGGTATCGGTAGTTATGGCTAACAATAATGTTAGAAAAAATATTATAGGAATGAAATTTGACAGGACTTCAGTAGAAGGAGATTTAATTGATTTAACTGTGACTGACGAATTCATTTGCGACGGGACACTAGATAAATTTACATTAACTTGGCTAGCAAGTCCGGATAAAAAAACTATAACACCTTTATTGGACGGTAAGTTAATATATGGAACAGATTATACCATAGAGTATTATCAAACTAAAGTCTCTGATCGGTATGTAGATGTTGATAAGTCTTTTCCAAAAGGTTCGTGGGAAGGTGAAACGATGGTCGACCATCGTTATAGATACTTCGTGAATACTAATAGTACCGATGATGTTGTTGGATCAATTAGACATTATGCTAAATTTGTATTCTTAAAACAAGTCCCTAACGACGGTCAGGTGTTTAAGATTACATATAAAAAGAGTCTAGATTTATACAATGCAATTGATAGAATTAACAGTTTGTATAATCCTACAGATGACATGCCTGGGAAAGAATTACCGTTGCTAATGTCTGGTGCAGAATATCCTGGTACAAGTTTGCAAGGACTAATGTTTAATCAAACACCGCAATGGGATAGTACGGGCACACAGTATGACACAGCACCTTGGGGCGATTACATTAGCAGTTATACTACTAAGAAGTTGAAAAGCGATTTGTACATTGGGACACAAAATTTTACCGTTGATTCAACTGATGGTATTGCTGTAGGACAAACTGTAAAAGTAGTCGGCACATCGACAGTCGCTCACTTTAAACCAGGCACAGTAGTTACTGATGTCCTTTCCGGATCTAACCAAGTTATTATAGGTACATTAAGTACTGAAAAAACAATGATCACACATGCAGTATCTACCAATACAGCTATCGGATCCGTTGTTACTTTAGAAACTTCTAAATTGTTCCATACTGCAATTAATAAGGATGACTTTATACAGATTAATGGCATTGAAAGTTTATTGGGTCGAGGAATTTCTTTATATGTAAATGTAATATCACCTCCGGCGGTATCAACTTCGACTGCAATACCTTCAGTGACTGTAACATTTAGTCCTCCTGATTTCCCAGGAGGAATTCAAGCAACTGGTATTCCAGTATTTGACCAAAATACAGCAACTGCGGTTCTAGTCACTAATCCTGGAATGGGATATCGTAATGCACCAACGGTAACATACACAGGTACTAATATGCTATCTACTGGATTTGCAGTAGCGTATCTAGATCCAGGTTATAATCAATTTGCACAAGTTACAACTTGTACATCTAATACTTTACAATTTAGAACAGCATTTACTTTAAGCAGTACTGCAACAATCTTAGAACCCGGAGCAGGATTTTATCTAGCTAGCCAAATTGTGAATGAAATCGGATCGGCTGATAAACTGATAGATCATGTTACACTAGTCTCGAGTGGAACTACATCTATTTCAGTTAATACATTTGCACCTCGAAATAATGTTGTTCGTGCAGAAGTTACTTTAAATTCGACGCAAATTAATTCAACTAGCACTGACACACTTTGGTACAGTATTTCAAATTCAGTCGATGGATATAATCGAGCAGTCGTAACAATTCAAGATACATTAACTAATACAATCATTAACGGTGATGTTGATGTTAAATTGTATGATAACACTGAACTTGAATTTTATACATACGATACTGATTATAATTTAGATAGTATTGTTGATGGATCCAACTTAGTTGACACTTCTGTAGGATACAAACCAGAAGATATCGTTATAGACGGAAATACATTCTTAAATGCTTTTGATTCTTATGCACCTGAAGAATGTGTGCCCGGCCATGTAAGAGATTCAGTGGGTATAAATGTTTATACTGTTTCTGAACCATCAGCTCCTTTGGTAATTTCTGGAGCATTTGCAGCAATTGATTCTGGAATATCTGCAGCAAAATTAAGTTTTGTGCCAGATACTCCTCTAGGATTCTTAGTATATGCAAATGGAAAATCATTTACACGAGTAGCAAACCAAGCAGCGTTTAGTTCTTCTACACAATATTGTTTCTATGAAGGCAGCATCGTAGTTCCTGCACAACCAGCAAACACTAGAGTAGGATACACCTATGTTACCGCAGGTGCAGATGTATTATTTGATAGCAGTTACGTATCTACTGATACTGAACAGTCGGGTAACACAGGTACTGCAATGGCGTCTAGTTTGCTGTTAATTGACGATGTTAGAAGTGTGTATGTATTAGTTGATGGACAAGAGATTCCTGAATCAGTATCTCCTAACTTAGCTGAATTTGGTTATAAACTAGTCCCAACTGGATCTAACAATAATCGAGCAGGAGTATTTGTCCAAGGACTTACTACAGGCCAACATGACATAGAAGCTTGGTTCTTTACCAGTCCTTATCCTACTTTTAATAGAGTTAATGATCAATTCTTTACAATTGAAACTACTGCAACTTCCAGTGTAACACTTCCACTTGCTCCGTCATTAATTGAACCTGCAAGCGAGCAAGTTATTGTTGAAAAAATAACTTCAACTAGTAGATATAGAATGCTTCCGCCTTGGGCAAGTTATTACAAAGTTCAAAACGGACAGACAACATTTGCAATTGATCCTAAAAATTCTAGACCTGCAACATATAGTCTAGATAATGTTAGGGTCTATATGAACGGTAACGAACTTCGTCCAGGATACGACTTCACAGTTAGTGGAATTAACGAAACAGTAACATTGACCTATCCGTTACTTGCAACGGGCGATGCGATAGCAATTATATCATTAGTTGATTATGATTACATAGTACAAGGCAATACATTAACATTTGCAACACCTGTAGCAAATGCAACTATTAAAGTAACATCATTTACTAATCATGATAACATGATGATTAGAACTGAACGATTTGAAGGTAATTATGGCAGAAGATTTGAATTAACATTCCCTGCAATAAGCGATACATATGTATGGGTAACTGTTAATAGCAAACCTTTAATTGCTGGGTATGATTATAAATTATTTGAAGACTTAAAGACAATTGAACTTTCTGAATTCGTTGATGTTGGCGACAACGACGACATTGTAGTAGTTGTTGTTAATCCTATATCTTACGGAGATACTGTTCTTGGATATCGTGTCTTTAAGGATATGTTTGATAGACACCATTTCCATCGACTATCCCGCGAATTTACTACACGACTAAGCCAACCTGTAGAATTTACAAGTGACAAAATTTTAGTCGAGCAAGGTGACAATCTACTACAACCTAATCCAGGATTAAACATTCCCGGAGTAGTTATTATAGACGGTGAAAGAATTGAATACGGTGCAAGGGACGGCAATCAATTAAGTCAATTAAGAAGAAGTACATTAGGAACTGGTCCAGCACGATTCTCCGACGAGGGTACCAAAGTAATTGATGTAAGTCTTCGTCAAAAAATTGCAACAGTTGATTACAGTTTAATTCAACATATTGCTAGTTCGAATACTACTACTTACATAATAAACACATCATCGAACAATTCTGTTTTTACAATTAATACAACATCGAACGTGGGTGATGGTATTACTTTATCAACGGGTGTTAATGCAGTTGATCAAGTAGACGTATATTTTGGAGGCCGCCGACTACGGAAGACTCCTCTAGCAGTTCATGATAAAAACTTAGCATATTATGATTCTGCTGATACAGTGGTAATACACCCACCAGAGTTTAGTATAACTACATCTACACAAGAGATTATATTAAATATTGCTGACGAGATTTCTACAGGTACTAGAATAACCATTGTGAAAAAAGTTGGCAAATTATGGACCGGAACAG